CTTCGGCTCAGGCTCAAAACTCTCAGGGGGCCCCACCTCCAGCTTGGTGACCATCCCCTGCTCGTTCAGGGTGTAAGTAATGCGCGAGATCAACATGTCCCGGTCCATGCCGATGATCGGATCGATCACCCGCGTGATCATGTTGTGCCGCCACAGCTGATCGTTGGACTGGCGCCACCCCTGCACGGTGTAGGTAACCGTCATGGCTTTGCCCATGCGGCTGCTGCGCTCCCAATTCGCCCGGGCCTGTGCCAACTCGTTGGTCACCTGCCCCGTCTCCTGAATGATCAGAACCCGTCGGCGGGTGGTGCGATCGTCCGTAGCCTTGGCGGAAACCTCCGCCGCTTCGGGGCCGAATTCATGGTCGGTACCGCTCTTCTGGCCCCGCACCTGGTACTCAGAAAACACCCCGGAGAAATCCAGCGGTGCATCCCCGGTCTTGACGTTCTTGCCCACCTCAATTGCATCGAAGGTGCGGCCAGCACTGCCGGGACTGGCAAGCACCGCAGCGCCACGGGCATCGTCGCTTGAGAACACGCGGAACAACGTCAACAGCCGGTCCGTGGAGGCAAACGCCGTTTCGCCGGGCTCGATGGTGTGGTCGGAAATTTTGCCGCCCTCAGGAATCTCGCTACGGACCTTCACGCCGTAGGGCTCGGCCAGCGCCTTAACGATGGAAAGCACAGCCTGATTGCTCCACTGGCCTGGCTTATTCACCGCCGAACAGTCCACCAGGTCCGCCGTCAACGAACGCCCGGTGATCGACTTGGTAATCTGTTTGTCGTCGTAGCTGACCGGCGTGGCGAATACCCAAGCGGTCAGCACCAAGTCATCACCGATGCTCACCTGGCACTTGTCGCCCTGTCTGATCGGTATGTTCTGGATCTGCCCCGGCCACTTCCATGTCAGCGACACGTTGAAGGAACGGGCTTGGTCCTCAAGCCCGGCGGTGATTTCCACCGATTTCCAGCCGAAGTAATCCGTGCCATCAACCGTGAGGCTGACTGCATTTTGATCATCAAGCATGGTTACCTCTGGGCGATTTTAATGGGTACTGCCGGTACGAATCCGGGATGGTGAATGCGATTGCGCTGCACAACCTCGGGCGCACGGGTCGCGTCACCGAAGCGGCGGTAAGCCAACACCAGTGCCGATAGCGTTTCAGGCGGCGTGACATCCACCAACCTGACCCCGGACTGAGCGACGGCGGTCAGGTGCTTCACCACTGTCTGGCGAAAGTGGTTCAGCACCAGGTAATGCTCGGGGTCAGCCTTCAGCGAGGCTTCGTGAATAGTCTCGTTGAGGTTGTCGCGCAGCTCGATCACGTCATCAGCAACCGGCACATCCGGGCGAACGATGGGTTGAAGTGCCTGCTGGTCCACCGCCGGCGGCGACTGAATCGACTCCGGCTGTGAGGCGACCGGCATTTCGCTGACTATCAAACCGATCTGGACCAGCGTCGAGTCCTGCACCAGGTTCGCGGTCGCCTGCGAGGCCATGACCGCATCAGTCCCGCCAATCGAGCTAATAGTGTTGATGCTGCTGGCCGCTTCGGTTTGTTGCGTGGCCAGCGCCACCGCTCCCCGATAACCAGCGTCCGAGCCACTTCCTGAACTGGAACGACCGCCTGAACTGGAACTGAAAAAATTGAAGCCAGAAAAGCTGCTGAAGTAGCTGGAGAACAACGACGACAGCGAGCTCGGCGAATTGATCATCGACTGCGCGAACCCAGTGAGGTCAGTGAAGACACTGACGAACGGAGCGAACTGCTGCTGGACCACCGAAAACACATTCGACAGGCTGTTGCGCATTTGCATCAAACCGAGCCGACCTTGATTCACCGTCGCCATGGTCGACTCGTAGCGATTGAGCGACGAGGTCAACAGGCTTTCAGAGGAGTTCACAACCTGCGCCTGGGTGTTGACCTTGGCGGCAGGCGTCTTGAGTGGGACGTCCGGATAGAACGTCAGGTCGAAACTGATCATGCCCCCGCCCATCAGGTCATGAGACATCTCGCACTCACCAGCCTTGACCTGCATCCGACCGAGCCAGGGATGCACCAACTCCCCGGCCTCGGGTGTTCCCAGCGCCTCAATTAACTTGTCTCGGCGCTCGAAACAGTCAGTACCGATGACCCATCCCGTCATCTTGTGCACCTGGGATTGTTTGCCCAGTTGCTCAAAAAACGGGGTGTCCCGTTGCGGGAACTCGTGCAACTGCCCCTTCATTCCCACCGGAACTGACGTCTGAGGAATCAGGAAGCTGATCCCCCGGAACGAGGCCGGCAACAACTTGTCACGCCATGTCTCTGTCATGTGCCAGCCCTCATCATGCTAAGGGTTCGAGTACCGACGCTGGGCTTGATGCTCAGGCCGGGCTGATTGGTTTTCGCTTGATCGACAGTCGTGCCGGGCGGAGCACCGTTGAGATTGATGTTGAGTTCACCGTTGAGCTTCGGTGCCTGATTGGCCGATGCCTGCTGAAGCAAACCACTGGACTGATTGGCGAGATTGGGCCGACTCAATAGTTTGTCGGTGCTGGGGATACCGGCTGCGTTTTTCATCATCCGCTGATAACGCTGCGCCCCCTCGACAGCGCCGGCTTCCACAAAGGAACCATCGCCGCCACCAGCCCCTGCATTGCGCACGCGCTGCTCTTCAGCAAACTCGTTGGCCTTGTTGGTCGCGGTCTTGATGATGCCTTCACCACCCTCGCCCCCGCCGAAGTATTTCATCATCGGCTCGATGATCGGCTTCAGTTTTTCCCAGAGACTTTGGAACCATGCCGCGATGGGTTCCCAGTTTTTGACGATCATCCCGAGCGGCGTCCACTCAAACATGCGCCCGAGGAAATCCATCACTGGTGTGGAGACGGCAACCAGCACGTCCCAAAGCGCCGAGAACAGCTCTATCAACGGACCCCAGTTTTCGATCACCAGCCCGATCGGGGAAAATGCAAAAGCCTGTTTAAACCAGCCCCAGAGGACCATGGCAGGGCCTTTAATTTTTTCCCAGATAGCCTCGAAGTACGGCGCGACAGTCGCCCAGTTGGCAATCAACAAGCCCGCTGCAATTGCGATACCGCGAACAATCAGCCCAACCGGAGACATCGCCGTGACGGCGCTCAGGATCTTAGTCGCCACTACAGCGCCCATGACCGCCACACGCAGAACACCAAAGGCAACACCAGCCCCCAACACCCCACGGATAACGCCTGGATGCTGAGCGGCGAGCGAAGACATTTGCGAAATGGCCGGACCGATCTGATCCATGAAGGCATTGAACGGCGGCAGAAGCCCATCACCAACGGAGATTCCCAAACGGGTAACCTTGTTCGTCAGCAGTTGCATGGAGTTGGCTGTGGTCGCAGATCGCGCCGTGTACTCCGACTCCATCGAGCCGGCAAATTTTCCTTCCTTGCCCACTGCGCCGAAGCTGGATTTCAACAGATCGAGGTTGGTCAACAACGGTGCGATGGCCGAAACCGATTCAGTTCCGAAAAGCTCTGTGAGCAATCCTGCCTGCTTCGCCGGATCGACCTTGGAGATGCGCTCCAGCACATCTTCTATAGTGCCCTGCGCATCCTTTTGCATGCTCTTCGAAACTTGCTTCACGTCCAGTCGCAGCGACTTGAAAGCCTCCGATTGCTGCTTCGTGGCCGCGCTGCCTTTGGTCAGCGACAACATGAAGTTTTTCATGCCCGTCGCTGCCACTTCACTCGGGACGCCCACGCCCGCGAGAGTGGCACCCATCGCAGCGACCTGCCCAGCTGACAGGCCGGCGATGCCACCCAACGAGCCAATTCGGGTCACGATGTCGGAAATCTGCGCAGCCGACGAAGGGCCGATGTTGCTCAGGTAATTGATCTTATCAGCCAGGGTAACGACTTCCGGCTGCGTCATTTTGAATGAGGTCCGCCACTTCGCCATCATGTCGCCGGACTGGTCGGCTGTCTGATCGAAGGCGATACCCATCTTCACCGCGTCTTCGGCGAACTGCTTCAGCTCGCCACGGGCGAAACCGGCTTGTCCGCCGGCGGCAACGATGGCCGCGATGCCGCTCGCCGCCATCGGCATTTTCTCCGACATATCAAGCACGTCCTGCCCCATCTGCTTGAATTGCTCGGGCGTGTCGAACGTAACCACCTTCTTAACGTCGGCCATGGATGTTTCGAATTCCATGGCGGCGCGGGCACCAGCAATGAACGGCGCCGCAAAGGCGCCGCCCTGCAACATATCCTTGAACCCGATGTTGCCCAGACCGCTGCTGTTCATCTGCTTGCGGAAGCCCGCAACGTTCTTACGGATCCCGGTCAGTGTCGGCGACAGCTTGTCGACGCCGGTGATCAACGCCTTGAGCTGGAACTTGTCCGCCATCACTACACCTGCTGAAGTTCGTTAATGCGTTGGGCGTGCTCAAGGCATTCCGTGAGCGTATCCAGTGGCCTGGCCATCATCTGTTCGGGGTCAACCTTCCAGAACCAGGCCAGGTCGTAGGCGACTGAAATCAGGTCGT